GAACGTATCGTGAACATCTTTTAAAGACTTAGGTTCTTCAGGAAGTTCTTTCTGGACTAATTCCTCTTCATCAAATCCATACTTATCTTTAGCTAACTTAAGCACCTTCTTAAACTCTTTACCGCTAAGTGGTTCTGATCCTACATCTTCGCACTTGATGATTCCTTCTAGCATTGCAATTAGATCGAGAGTATCTCCGCCAGTTCCGCATCTGAAACAGTGCCAAATATCACTCTCATCATCAATACAGAAGTTAATCTTAGTTGAACTCCCATGAACAGGATGTGATCCTTGAAGGTCTTTACCTTTACGCTCAAACTCTTGAAGCTCTGGAACTTTCTCTATAACCTGTGTAATAGGTAGACAGAATCCTTTATGAGATGATGTTGATGACTTACTTTTCTTCTTACTTTTCTTCTGCTTCTTGAACTCTGCAAATAGTGGTTCTAACTCTGCTTGAGTGATCTCGGCTATTGGTTTATTGTTCTTTACCCGATACGGTTTTTTAGTATCTGGATGAATCGATCCAGCACCTACTACTTGTTGTCCTTCCCACTGTAACTCTCCAGCGTGAATAGTTCCTTTGTAGTAGAAGATGAACTTTTTATCTAAATCTTTAATAATATAGTAGTGATGAATACCACCTGATCCAGTTTCAACTGTTAACGTAGGCGGAAGCAGCTTTCTAACTCTTTCATCCAAGATTTCCAGGTCACAATCGATGACACCAAGACTTCCAATGCCTGTTGCAACACCATAATTATTCCCATCTTTAGTCCACTCTTTAATTTCTTCATATGTGTAGTTTTTACCATTAGTCCACGCTTTCTCCAAAGGTTGCTTGGTCTTTCCACGAAGCTTAATGAACCTAAAGTCTTTACTCTTGAGCTTCTTTGGAACTTCCATATGTACACTTCCTTTTGTAAGCTTGAGTTAATAGTTTTAAACATGTTCGTGTTTTTTTAATATCTAAATCAACACAATTACATTCAGCTTTCTTAATTGATACCAAAGCTCTAATTTCATCGAAGTTTAGAGATATAATAAATAACCAATACTGATATCTCCATCCACCTATTACGTTCTTAGGTGGAGAACATGTCTCACAATATTTTTGGGCATTACTATTTGGAGTAAATGGTGATTCACAAATACTACAATTCTTTGTTTCCATCGTACACCTTCCCATTAATTATACATCTACCATTAATAATAGTTGGAGTATAATATGTGAAAGTGCCATCGTCAAACATATACCAGAATAAGAACTGATGTACCCATGCATTAGGTTTATCTTCAAGATAATCTGGATTACGATTGCAGAGACACCCTAGACCAACACATTGTTTAGGTAGAGCATATGCAGGACTAGCAGCAGTGTGAACTTGTGGTTTGTGAACATGACCAACAAATATCATCTTCTGAGCTTCTAGCACTGTCTTTTTAGCGTAATGAACGTTGTAGTACCATCCATGAGTGAAGTGCATATCTCCAATATTAAACACATCGTTAAATGGTATAATGATCCAATCATCTAGCTTTAGATTATTCTCAAGTTCAACGAAACCTTCATACTGAGGATTGCGTTCAATGAGTCTTTCTAATCGATACTCATGATTACCAACGATGAAGAATTTTTTACACTTTTTTGGAAGTACATCTTCTAATCGATCAAGGATTTTTTCTTGGAATGATCTATACTCACGATTTAAACGTTTACCTTCAACCAATTTAGGTTTGCGATAGTTCCATCCAGATATTGTATCAAAGTTCATCTGATCTCCACCAAGTATAATCCAATTAGGTTTGAAATCCTTAATGAACTCGAAAACAACTTCCATAGCTGCTTCATCGTGTTCTGGAAAGTGAATATCATATAAAGCAAGACCTCTTCCTTTGTACTTAATACCCTTATTCATCTGTCCATATAGCCAACAGTAATTACGAGCTTCTGATTCAGGAATATTACACTTACGAGCAAGTTCAACTCTACCTATTCGTGGATTCTTTTGAAATTCACACATTATATAATTTGGTATTACTTTTTTCTTCATTAGCCATACATCCTTTTATCGTTATTTAGTGGTTTTTTATCTTTTAACTTCTTTATTGCTTCTATGCTTTTAGCATGTTGTTTTGCATGAGCATTTAGTGCGTTAGCAAGAGTAAATACATCATGACGAACAAGTAAAAAATAATCGTTTTGATTATCTATGATCTGCATGAGATGCTGCATATTTCTTTCATAGCTTCTACGAGATATTGGAAGTCTACTCAGTATTGCTATCTTCAGTTTTTTTATCATCTTTTTTCTTCCCCATGTCGTAAAATTCGTGTCCACACTTCGGACATTTACGTTTAGCTGATCCTGGTGTAAATGTTATTAAATAGTTAGGTTGTTCTGCTTCATACTGCTTTAGCTCTTGCTCAGCAAGTGACATTAATAAATCTTCTTTCTGCTTTTTAGCTCGTAGATATGAGTTTTGAGCTTTAGCACGATCCGATGGTTTAACACTTGGATCATTCCAAAGACTCTTTGCCACACGCATAAGCTCATCGTACTCTTTAACTTGATTATTATTATCGTAAGTATTTATTTCTAAGTACTTAGTCAAATCTTCTTCAGTTACCCACTTAGTAATTGTTGGTCGTGAGATTTCAACACTTATTTCGGACTTCATAATACGCTGAATCTTTACGACACTAGGTTTATTACCACTACCAGCTATCTCATCCTTACGATCTCTAATCAACTGAGCTATAAAACGTTTAGCTTCCAACTCAGTTCCTTTAGTTATTCTCGGCAAAATCTTCAACCTCTTCTAACTCATAGTTCATAGTATCAATATTAAATAAAACTTTATATGTAATACCATTCTCTATATCTTCAACAAAAGTATCACTCGTTTTCAGATCAACTCCAGCAAATACAAGCTCTCTACTTTGGAGTTTCTCCCAATAATCCATCTGACTTAGTATAATTTTCGACATACTTATATACTTTGTAATTCATAGTATTTAAACCTTTCGGTATCACAAAGTTATAGTATTTAAACCTTTCGGTTTTTTCAAAACGGTTAAACTCATTCAACCCCCCACCCCCTATATATAGATCATATACTACTAATTTTATTTATGAGTTTTGAAAAAACAACTTAGGGGATGGGGGGTGGAATGTGTTTAATCAGCGAGTGTTAAATAAAATTTGCTCTTATATTACATATATTTCTACTTTGCATATATAATATAATTGAATAAAGGCGAGTGAAGCAAACTCGGGATAGTGGTGGGTACTTGACTAACTATGACAAAGTGATTGAGCTAAAGATGCCAAGGGATTTTTTACCAGCTCAGCTTGAAGTGCTTGATCTTATTAAGTATAAGAAAGCAACACTTTATAGCGGTGCGTTTCGTGCTGGTAAGACATTACTCTTAGTTCATGCTTCAATTATGACTTGTTTAAAGCACCCTGGAGCAAAGGGTATCTTGCTGTCGCAAGTTAGTAGTCAGGTAAAATCGGCTGTATTTGATCTGTTCTTAGAAGAACTGAAGCTGTATCAAAAACAATTAGATGATGCAGGGATCAAGTTAAAGCTTACTAAAAAAGAATTGCATTCTAGTGGAAGTTTAGAAGTAGAGTTTTATAATGGATCAAGAGTCCTTTTTAGGTCTTGTAAGACCAAGAAAGAACAACGTAAGTATGCTAGTATTACTTTTGACTTTTTTGGACTTGACGAACCTGTGGATATGGATGAGGAAGTATTTGACCAGTTAATAGGTCGTATTTCTGGTACTGGTAACGTATCAAATATGTTTGGACTGCTTACTACAAATCCTGGTAGTGAGTTGCACTGGTTATATCAGAACTTTTATCCGCCTGAAGGGCATAGTAAGTATAATCCAGAGTTTGCATACGTTGAGACTTCAACTAGAGATAATTATTTACTTCCAGATTATAAAGGTTACATAAGGTCTTGTGAGCTGAAGTGGGATCGAGATTGGGTTCTACGTTACCTAGACGGTAAGTGGGGAATGTTTTCAGGACAGATATTTAAAGAGTATAATCCTAAGATTCATGTTCAAGATGTAAAAGATATTCCAGTTAAGTATAAGATATTAGCTGTCGATTGGGGGTTACGTGATCCATACTGCATTCTTGTAGGTGGAGTCACAAATGATAATCGATTACTAATATTAGAGGAATACTACAGTAAAAAGACAACATCTCATGAATTATCTAAAATGATTGCAAAGTTACACTCACAGCATCATTTTCGCAAAGGATACATTGATCCGTCTGCTGCTGATTTAATATTGCAGTGCTACCAACGTGGAGTTCCTTGCGGTAGTCGTAGAAACAATGGAGATATTAGATCACTATCAAACAATGATGTAACGTTCACAATTTCAAGATTACAAACATTATTTAAACATAACATGATCTTAATTGATAAGTCATGTCATAATTTGAGAAAACAGATTCCTTCTTATCGTTATGAAGAGGGAACTGATAAACCAAGAAAAGAAAATGACCACGCTGTTGATGCGTTGCGTTATTTAGTAACTGACTTCGATCCTTTACATAAGGATTCGTGGTTCGATGTAATTTACTATAGAGTAAATAAATGGGGTTAATTCAATGACTGTTATTGATCGGTATGATAATTTCATGGCAAAGTACATTCGTAGGTCTATTGCTAAAGACGATCCAGTAGATAAATCTGAGTCTGTTGATAGCATGTTAGAACCTGATGAGTGGGGTTCTGAGCTTAATAAGTATGAACCAGTAGTTGATGATGGAATTAAGAGACATTCCATGAATGCTGTGCTTTGTAGACGAATGGCATTAACATCACCTTTATTCTGTAAGGGTGTTTGGAAAAAATCTATGGATACATTTCGTGCTGGTAATACGATCAATAAAGAAGGTAAAGAACCTACTGGAAGAGAGAAGGTTTGGATCAATGCGTTTAATAAACGTAATGATATCTTCAAATTCTTAGCAACTATGAAAATTTGTAATCATATCTATGGTTATGCTCCTGTTTACATTAGATTCGTTGAAGAGATTCAGTCAAGAGAAATCAATCATAGCTCTGCTCCTAAAGAGAGTTATGAACCTTTTAAAGTTTATATGCTTGATCCAGAGAAGGTTAAAAAGTTTGTATATAAAAATCAATACTGGAAGAGGAAAGGAGTCAAGCATTTATTATATATTACTTCTAGCGGTAAAGAAGTTTATATTCATCCTGATCGTTTGGAGATCGTTGCTGAGAAACAGCTTCCATTTTCAATGTTTGGTATTTCTGACATAATTATTCTACGTCATAT